TGACTTTCGGAGGAACTACAATGTGCTTACGCTTTAGATAATTGAAGATGATATTGTCCCAAGTCTTTACCTGAGAATATACATCTTCAAAGTTTTCCTTTGCGTCATATGCCATGGTGATTGCCAGTTCAATCAGTTTCATCTTGTCATCTAGACGATCAACAAGTTCTACGTCACGAATGTTATAATCAATAAACTTCTGCCAATCTTTAGTGTAGAAGTCTTTAAAGTTTTCAAACTCGGAGTGATCTAGTTTTTTCTCTCCTAGCTCAACAAACGCAATGTGATCTAGACGATATGATTCCTGATTAGTATAAGTAAACTTCTTATAAAGATCAAGATAGTCTAAAACAGATAGACCTGCAATTTCATAGATGATGTGTGGTCTTCCCATGATTACTACTTCTCTGTTGGTCACTACAGTCCAGGGAGAAATAGACTTCATATGTTTTGTAGATAGAACTTTATCTAGCCTACGCATGATGTATGGAATATCGTAAAGATATACGTTCCATCCAGTTACAACATCAGGAGTGTTATGAACCCACCAATTTAGGAAGTCTTGAAGCATTTCTTGCTCAGTCCAGAATACTCGATATTCTACATCTGAACGAGTGTTTTCATATTCACGAACACCCCACACAATCAGTTGCTTTGTATTAATATCTTTAATTGTAATACAAAGCATTTCTTCTGCAGCAGCTTCCACATTAGGAAATCCGTTTTCACATGCAACCTCAATGTCTAGAGAAACAATCTTCATCGAAGAAATATCAAACTTGATCTCTTCTTCAGGAAACTGATCTGCAATGTATTGATACAAGAACCTCTCATAACCGTAGACAACAAAGTTATCTACTCCTTCATATTTTTTGAGAAAGTCTTTTGCATCATTAGTCTTATCGAATTTGATAGGACTCACACATTCCCCATCTAGTGTTGTATACTTACTATTCTTTTTAGATGGAACAAATAGAGTGGGAGAAAACTTTTCCTGAAATATTTCCTGAACTCCATTGTTGTATCCACGATAGTGAACTATATCACGGATGAGTTGTACGTTGGTGTAAAACCTCATTTAGAAATTAGTTGAGTGTAAAGATTTAGAATTTCAGGTTTTGGTTCAATGATAGTCATAATCTTATCAGAATTGAGAAGAATGTCTACATCATCAGTAAACGATGGATATCTATCTAACTGAGCGTAATCTGTCTGGACAACGGCAATTTCCTTGCCGTCTTTAATATTTTTTTCTTCGGTTGTTTTCAAAAATACTGCATTATCTGGGGGAAAATGTTTGTCTTCATCATTATAATCCCAATAAGTCAATGGATCAACTTTATATGGATTTTTCATATGCAGAGAAGGTTCTTCATCCAACTCGTCATATTCACAAATAATGTAATCATTGTTGATTAGCTGAATCATTTTAATATTCATGGTGGGCTCCATCGGAACATCTCTATGTATGGTAGCATACTCAGGCTCGCTTGTCAAGGAAAAAGACCCAATCCCTGAAAGTTGCCAGGGTGGGTCTGTGCCGACGATATTTGGGGATTTCCCAATTCTATTTATTTCAATCTTCTGTTAAAAGTTGTGGCTCTGTTTTTATTCCAGGAATATTCCATGTAGTTTTCTTCTGATGTTCTGGAATGATTCTTTCAATATCTACAGTTAGTAGTCCATGCTCAAACCCTACAGAGGATACTCGATGTTCATCTGAGAGTTGAATCTTACGGGTGAATGAACGCTTGGATAAACCTTTGTGTACATACTGTCTTGAAGTATCTCGTTCCTCAACTTTGCTGGCAATTGTGAGAACGTTTTGTTCTGTAAAGACTTCAATCTCTTCTGGTTTAAATCCCGAAAGAGCGACTTCAATTGTGTAGTTACTGTTGTCATGTTTGACGATGTTGTAGGGAGGATAGTTAACATTAACTGAATGATGCATTGCATCTAGTCTGTTAAACATTTCATCCAGACCTACAGCGAGTGGAGCGTAATCGTTCCAAAATGAGTCTAGTGATTGAGTGGTAAATTTCATTTTCTGAATCTCCTTATTAAGCGAGAGTTTTACTAGAGACCCCGAAGGCATCTCTTCACAATTATATATATGTGATGATAAATTTTTCAAGTTCGGATTTCCGAAAATAAATAGTAGTATCGTTCATCCACTTATGTGGACGGAAGTAAGCCGACTCGGAACGGATCGTTCATCGGGAAACCGACGCAAAAGCCGACTGAAGGAACGCTCTTTAACCTAAAAAACTAAGGAGAAACCTAATGTCACAAGCAACTTATCGTGGTGCTCATTACGACACCGAAACTCGTAAAAATCAAATCGCATCAAATTGGTTGACAGTTATTCGTCAGCAAATTGAAAAAGAAGAAAGACTCAAGCAAGCACAACTTGCCATGGCAATGAAATAATAAAAAAGGGGGCTAAATGCCCCCTTTCCTGTTATTCTGCTTGTTTCTTTTTTCCAATATTATATTTGGATTCTAGAGTCCACTCAGGTTTATCCTTAAAAGAAAGAACCTTAATTTGACTCAGTGGTGCCGAATCTGCAACCTGATCAGCGTTTACAATTTTAACTAACCCCCAATCCTGTAGCAACTGAGCAATTCTATTTTTACGTTGTACGTCATTTAAAAATAGATTAGCTCGTTTACCATCAAGAGCAAATAACTCTTTGAAATGGACAATATAATATCTACCTTGCTTGTGCAGTATATGGCAAGATTGATATAGTTTTTTTTCTTTTCTTGATGCAACTCCAATACGAGTTAGAGTTTCTCTGACTTTTAGAAAGTCGTCTGGTTCGTTCAGAGTTACTTCAACCATTTGTTCTGGTGACCAACTCACTTCACTATCAGCGTTCATGTTTTCCTCCACGATTCAATTTAGCTTTTATAAATTCAAGTTGTTGTTGTGTTAATAGCTTTAAAGCAACTTTAGCTTTTTCATCACTATAACCATAATATTGTTTTATGCAATCCAGAGAATCCAATTTCTCTTTCTTTAGCCAAGGAGAGAAACGTTTCTTTGGTCTGATAATATTTATATAAAAATCATATTGTAACTTCTTGTCAATATGAGAATTTAAGTTCATCTCATTTGCAAGAAGTATAGTATCCATGAACCCAGAATAGCAACGATTGACAACGTATGGAGGATATTGACTCTCACATTCTGGATTAGAATCCATCAAATTTTCCTTTGAAATATTGATAGAATTTAAGTAATCTTTAAGTTCTGCCACGAAGTCACACAATAATTTTTTTATCTGGAGTAATAATATTACTATACATTTTAGTGTATTGGTCTACAATACCTTCATCTGCTTCAGCAATATATACCACAAATTTTCTATCTACTGCAATTTCGGTTTGTGCTTTACTAATCATTGGAGACCACGGAGCAAATCCAAGTGTTCCTTGTCCAGTAGGAACTCCAACAATTGCATTCTCAACAACAATGTAATCAAAGGTTTCTTTGATTACATTAGCAATTAGATCCTCACCAGAGGACATACGAATCAGTTTTACATTCATTTTAAGATCCTCCATCCCGAAGTCCAGTCTTGGGATTTATACTAAATTTAAGTGGTTTTTTCTTTGAAGCTTTTGGTTTTTTGCTGTATCTTGTATCTCGGTCAAGTTTGGTAAAAGTAGGTTCAATATCAACTTCTTCAAATTTAACATATTTGAATAGTTTTGTTCCATCAGGTTTTACCATACTTAAACAATAATCTGGTAATGGGTTATCAAATGTATACCACATACCAGTATTTCCTTGCCTAAAAAATCCTGTATCTTTTGGCAAATTTGGTAAAATTTCAGTTTTAAAATAATAGTGTTCAGAACTACCTATCCATTTTGAATTTGCAGAAGCATCTAATCCGCCTTCAAAAATTTGATAATAAAATTTAGTTCGTTTCATTTGAATTTGCAATCGCACATCAATTCAGTAAAGCAAGCCAAAGTGTTGATCTCTTGATCTGCAACAAAGGCAGCTTGGTATTGGTATTTAGCAAAAATCAATACAGCCTGTGGTATTGATTGGGGTTCTAATGATTTGTACATTTCATTGTAAATTTTACGAATAATTGCATTTACATCATTATCCAAATTCTCAACAACCCACTTACGAACATTGGCAAAGTTCTTTTCTTTCATGGATTGAACAAGATTTTTCAAATTTATGTCTGATACAGATGCTAGGATGCCAGTATCAATAACACCTCCAGAAGAATATTTCTGAAGTTCATTCAATACCCTACGCCAATCTGGCAAGAACTTATGAATTACCTCTGCAACAACCTTTGGATCATATTCGACATTTTGCTCCTCAAGTACAACCCGGACACGCTGGAAGAACTGTGCTGCGATTTTCTGCTTTTCTTTTCCTGAAATGTTGAAATCAAATGCTGCACATCGAGATTGGAGCGGCTCGATGATCTTATTCCTGTAATTGCAGGTGAAGATGAATCGGCAGTTGTTATGAAACGTCTCAATATTAGCCCGTAGAAGGAGTTGAACATCGTTGGTTGTGTTATCTGCCTCATCAATGATGATGACTTTGTGTTTACCAGTTGCTTGAAGTGATAGGGTCGAAGCAAAGTTCTTTGCCTGGTTCCGTACCGTGTCCAAAAATCGTCCTTCGTC